GGTACTGACCTTGCAACTATTGACCCCGGTAACACAGGTTCATTCATCTCTGAGTCTACAGAAGATGCAAGAGCTAGTGTATCTGGTATCAACAACAACTACGGTAACTCAACTGACTTCGCAAACACATGTGGACTTATCTTCCAAAGAGAAGCTGCTGGTGTTGTAGAAGCTATCGGCCCACAGGTTCAGGTAACTTCAGGAGATGTATCAGTAGTATACCAAGGTGATGTTATACTTGGACGTCTAGCTATGGGGGCAGACTTCCTAAACCCAGCTGCTTGTGTTGAATTGTTCGCTGGAACAACAACTAAGCCATCTGGATTTGGTACTACATACCCAGCTAACGCTTAATTTTTATTTTTATACGGGGGCTTCGGCTCCCCTTTTTTCTTATGGCTTCCACAACTATTGATCTCGATACCGAACTATCCGCAGTAAACAGTATACTGGGTGCTATCGGACAATCACCATTGACTACTCTTAACTTTGATAACCCAGAAGTAGCAATGATATTTAATCTACTCCGTGATGCTAATGTAGACACGCAGGCAGAGGGGTGGCATTATAACACAGAAAAGCATGTAAAGTTTGCAATAGATACTAATGGTAAAATAGCTATTGGTAACGATATATTGTCTATGGATTTACATGACAACTACACCAGACGTACAAAAGATCTCATACGTCGTGGTGGATTCATCTACGATAAGATGGAGCATACTGATGTCTTTACAGAAGACCTTGATCTAGATATTGTTAGACTTTATAACTTTGAAGATCTACCTATTGTTTTCAGAAGATATATAACATACAGAGCTTCAAGAGTAGCAGCTACAAAGCTAGTTGCAAACCCTCAGTTAGCAAAATTACTAGCTCAACAAGAGGCACTTGCTAGAGCTGCCCTTATGGAGTATGAGTGCAATCAAGGCGACCATAGTATGTTTGGATTTGACGAAGGCTCTACTTATCAAACTTACCAACCATTTAAAAATCTAAGGAGATAATGGCAAGTATCACACAAACTATCCCTCAATACTCACTAGGAATGTCAGAACAGCCTGACCAGCTAAAGTTTCCCGGTCAGGTAACAGAGGTGACAAACGCAATACCAGACCTAACTAAAGGTTTGTTCAAAAGACCGGGTGCTAAACGCATAGGCACTGACGCACTATCGAGTGTACAGAGTGGAGGTTCGTGGTTCCATTACTTTCGTGATGAGACAGAAGGATCTTACATTGGGCAAGTAGCTGCTGATGGTCAAGTTAGAGTATGGCGTTGTAGTGACGGACAACTGATGACTACAGCCTATGGCACAGGTGGTCAGACAGCTATACAAAACTATCTAGCTACAAGCACACCAGAAAACTTACAGTTCTTAACAATCAATGATACGACTTTTGTTACCAACCGTGATACTACTAATGCTAACACTCTCGTTGGGACAACGGGAACTACAGATGCTACACCAGATGCTCACTTCGGGTTCATAGAACTCTTACGTACAGAAAACGGTAGACAGTATGGTGTCAACATAAACAATGGTACAACTGTAACTACAGTTACGAGGGCTACACGTATCAAAATACAGAGTGATACACTGGATGAGTCTGATGGTACAGGGCATTGCCCCGGTATAGGTACACAGGTATTTAGTGTAGACTCAGGATCAAAGAAAAACTTAATATTTAGACTTAACGTTTTAGGACAACAAGGTGTCAGCCCTAACTATAGTGCTAGTCAAAACGGCCCCGGTGGTAGTAATTATAGATGTAGTTACAACAGAGAGGCTGTACTGCTACATGGTGGTGAAGGTTGGGTTACAGGTGATACTGTTACTGTTACCTTGGATGCTGCATCAGGTGGTGCATCAGGTGGTGGTAATGCTACATATACTATACGTGTAGAAGACCACGAATCGACTCAAGTTAATGCTACAATCTCTTCTAATGGCGACGGCCTCGTACGACCAGAGCCTACACCTTTTGATGCTGATACAGCTGTTACTGCTGATACTATTATTGGTGGTATTATAGCTGAGTTACCATCAGGTGTTACAGGTAAACACATAGGAACAGGTATATATCTATCTAGCACTAACCCGTTTAGTGTAGAAATTGTTGAAGAAGATTTGATGCGATGCTTTCAAACTTCTGTAAATGACGTACAGAATTTACCTAATCAGTGCAAGAATGGATATATTGTAAAGATCTCTAACTCTAGAATGTCAGATGAAGATGACTACTATCTTCGTTTTGATGGTGAAAATGATAGAGATGGATCTGGCTCTTGGTCTGAGTGTGCAAAGGCTGGCATTGCCAAGACTCTTACTAATATGCCGTTAGTTATACAACGCACAGCTGCAACTACATTTACTGTCAAGCAGTTTACATATCAAGATAGAAGAGTCGGTGATGATACAACTAACCCGATGCCTTCTTTCGTAGGTGCACGTATCAACAAAGTGTTATTCTTTCGTAATAGATTAGCACTGCTGTCAGGTGAAAATGTCATAACATCACGACCGGGTACGTTAGGAACTCCTGACTTCTTTAATGAAACAGCTCTGACTGTATCTGCTAGCGACCCTGTAGATATATCTGCTGCGTCCATGTTTCCTTCAGAACTGTTTGATGGTATAGAAATGAATACTGGTTTGGTAGTATTTAGCACAAACCAACAATTTTTACTTGCATCAGATGATACAGTTTTCAACCCTGATACTGCGAAGCTACGTAGTATATCTACATTTAATTACAACGAAACTATACCCCCGATATCTCTAGGAACAACTCTTGCATACGTTGACAACTCTGGTAAGTTTAGCCGCTTCAATGAAATGGCAAACGTACAACGTGAAGGAGAACCAAACGTAGTAGAGGTAAGTAAAGTTGTACCTACATTGTTACCAAAAGACATAGACTTATTGACAAACTCTAGAGAAAACTCTATAATATTGTTAGGTAAGACAGGCTCAGATGATGTTTTTGGTTATAAATATTTCCAAGTATCTGAGCAAAGACAACAGGCTGCATGGTTCAAGTGGAAACTCAACAATCCATTGATATATCATTTTATTATTAATGATGAATATTTCTTTTTAGATAGTGATTACTATTTACAAAGTGTAAAACTGGTGCAGACTGAAACAGACCCTAGCATAGTACAAGATAATGTCGACTTCTTATTACATGTGGACAATCATACTACTGTTAGCGGTGGCAGCTTTAACGCAACTACAAATATAACCACATTTACTGGTGTCAGTTGGTTAAATACAGTTACCACACCTAACCATGATTTAGTTGTGATTGACACAAACTCCAGCTCCACACGAGTTGGTCGATACGCAAAACCTACAATTAGTGGCACGAGCTTTACCTTACCCGGTAACTGGTCTGGTGTTACACTTACTATAGGTTATATATACCCTTACGAAGTTAAGTTTCCTACATTCTATGCAACCAGACGAGAAGGTAACAGTTCTCGAGCTGATGTAAACTCATCACTGGTGCTACATAGAATCAAGTTTCACTTTGGTAAGATAGGTTTATACGAAACCACACTTGAACGTGTAGGTAAAAATAATTATACAGAGGTGTACGAGTCTACAGAACTCGATGAGTATGATGCTTCAGATGCACCATATCTTGAAGAGTTTATCAAGACTGTACCTGTATATGAAAAGAACACAAACGTAGATGTAACACTACGATCGTCACACCCAGCTCCAGCTACATTACGTGCTGTATCTTGGGAAGGTGACTACTCACCCAAATATTACAAACGTGTCTAATTACATACACCCACTTACATTGGAGGCTGCCGCTCAGGTTGCCTCTAATCTCCGTCCAGATGACCGCAGAGAGGTTGAAGAAGGCCATGGTATACCAATAGCTCTCTTACCTCGTTTGATGTGTCACAACGCCTCCTACGTGTATTTTACAGTGCCTGACGGCAAGACTGCTGGCATGGCGGGAGTAGGAGAAGATGGTGATATATGGATGCTTTGCACTCCTGATATACACCGATATCCAATTACATTTGCAAGAGAGGCCAAACGGTATGTCGATAGCCGTCCTGAGCCCCTCCTCTGGAATATAGTTGACAGTAGAAACAAGGCACATTTAAAACTGCTAAAGTTTCTTGGCTTCAAGTTTTTACGTAAGTTAGAACATGGGCCGAACAATGTAACATTTATTGAATTTTGCCGTGTGCGTAGACGCTAATGCAGGGCAGAGGGCACAAGCTAGAGCACAAGCTGCTGCTAAAGATGCCCGATATGCTTCTGAATCTCTAAAGTTTTTCAACAGAGAGACTACTTTAGAAAGAACACAACAACAAAATGTCATAGGTTTTTCACGAGATCAAAGTGATGCTTATGCACAAGCTGTAGCTACCATAGGAAAAGGTAGAAAAAGAGTCGAAGATGCTACAAGAGCTTACTTTGCTACAATGTCTGTAGACGAAGGCGGTCGTAGTAGACGATTTGGTAAATTAAAATATCAAGGCTTACTTGCTAAAAATGCAGAAGTCGAGAGTACAATACAAAATGTACTTGGACGTAATATGGCATACTCACAAGAAGGTGCTAGACGTAAGTTCCAAGTTGCACAAGCACAAGCACGGGAAGCTCTTGGTATCAGACCAGAGTATGGTGCACCAGTTATGTTACCTCCAACAAACAGACTTGGTGGTGCGTTACAAATTGCTAGCCAAGTGGTCGGTATTGCTAGTGGCTTAGATAGTATGGGAGTTATAGACTTCTGATAAATTATGACATCATCATTTTCTAATCTAGTCGGTACGGAAAGGGATAGGATCCCTGACCTACCGGTTAGTAACTACGCCTCTACCGAAGCTAACATGGAAGAGGCCGTCAACAATCAGATTGACGAAAACATAAAAGACCAAGAAAGATTCTTCAAGGAACTTGGCGACATAGAAGCACTCAAAGCACAAAACTTTTTTGACAATCTTAGTAGCCTTAATCAACTTGTAGGTTCAGTAGCTCAGTTTCAAGAGGCACGTGAAAGAAATAGAGAAGCACGTGAAACACTTAAGTTTGCTAAAAATCTTTATGAGACTAAACAAAACGAGTTTCTAGAGTTTGAAGAAAAGAAGCTTGATATGAATGATGCTCAAAAAGAAGCTGCTTTACGAGAAATGGCTGGTGGTGATCCACAGATTTATGAGTTTCTAAAAGCAAGATATGCACCAGACCTTGAGCAATTAGAATCAAATGACTTTAGACGAGGCTACAATGACTTTGCAGTTAGTGGTTTTAAGAATAGAAGTAAAGCAAGAAATCTACTTAACAAAGCAACAAGGCTAGAAGCTGTAGAAGGTGCGGACGATATCATTGAGAATATTGTTACTAAGTATTTTATAGATGCTAAAGCTAAAGGCTTGAATGTACAAAGCAGAGATCTTCGTAGACACTTTCTTAAAGAATTATATCCAGCACTTGTCAAGGCTAAAGAAGATACATTAAATACATGGGATAGAGTCAGCACTAATAATTATCTAAAGAATGTAGATAGAGAAGTAGACAACTTAATTATCAGCACAGTCAATTCTAAAAATGCAGATACACAAGAGTATGACGGAATCTATGACGACGATGAAGTAGGTCTAATACAGCTTGTAATGAACAAAAAAGGTTTGACTAAAAAGCAAGCCTTAAATCATATAATCGAAAGAATATCTGCAAATAAAGGTTTTCTAGAAACTGCCGGTATCTCACACTTTATGAATAAAGCCAAGTTTAGGCACTCTGGTCAGCAAGGAAAAGTATCAGAAGGCTACATGAACTCTGGTATAGGCACTCAAGGAGAGATAGATGGTAACATAAAGTATCTAAATGATGTAATAAGTGAAGCCGTAAAAGGTAATGATAAGTTATATAATACTGAAGTTAAAGCTTCTCAAGAAAGAGTAAGACAGCTAGAGCTTCAAGGATTGCCAGAGACTGAGTACAACATGGCTATAGCCGAAGAGCAAGCTTTATTCTTTAGAAAGTTAAAAAGTCTAGGTCTAGAAAGCTATTCTATCACACCATCTCATTTATTAAAAGATGAGACTTCTGGTGTAGGCAATGAGTCATACTCTAATCGGGTAGGTAGAGGCAATAAAATATTTGATATTGTAAATGTAGAAAAGGACTTTGTTACCAAGCTAAGAGCAGCTCAAAGAGATCCAAACCTAGAGCTTACTAGCTTACAAAAAAATGTACAGGTCAAGTCTGCTGAGTATGAACTAACTCAAAAAGTTAATGAACGTATGGCAGGCGATCAAAACCTAACACTAGAAGCTGCATTACAATTAGAGTATCCAAAGGTTTTAGAAAAGTTATTAGCTGGAGATTATTCAGCTCAGGTTGATATTACTAGGCCAACATTGCCTGTAGATATACGTAACGATCAGACTTTTTTAAAAAACAATGGTGTTGATGCTACAATGAATCAGAAAAAGTTTGTGTCTCTTGATGAGCAACGTGCGTTAGATCAGTTATATGATTACTATGAAAGCGGTTTTAAAACACCATTTCCACAATACTTTAGAAGTGTAACTCATGGTACAAACGTAATGCCACATGAGTATGCTCTTGCAAGATTTAAAGCTATGTTCCCGGGTGACACTAGCAATATGAAAAACCCAGAAACATTCTTTGATCTAACAGAAGAAGAACAGCGTTTTTTATATCTACGTAAGAATCAGACAAAGAATCTTAACTTACTTAACAATGATGACAATACAGAGATAGAAGCTAAGATGCTCAACTCTCTCAAAGTTACAGATAACTCGAGCTACTATAGAGATCCAAACAGTAATCCATTTACAGCACCTAGAGTCAAACTAGAAACAATGACAGTTGCAGATGCGTACAGAAAAGCTAAGGCTGGTGCGACAGACTTTGGTATGTATAAGATTAGTGCACAAGAACTTATAGAAGTTGTCGAAGCTGGTGGTATAAGAGTAGATGATGTAATGGATGAGGATACTCAAAATGCTATAGTTTTTGGTTTGATGAGAATACAAGCTAATAAGAGTAATAGTATTATGGGTGCATTAGTTGACGCTGATAAAGATTGGCGTAGACTAACTAACCTATCTGATACAGAAAGAACACAGGTATTACAGTTCTTTCCTAACCTTAGAGGCATGAAGAACAACCAGTTTCAAAACTTACAGGGTGACATAAACGAGATAATTTTAGATAATGTAAAAACACAAAAAACCAATAAGTATTTGGATGCACTAATTAAAGATTATGTGGACAATGACTTTGGAGGAACAACAATTTAATGGACTCAGGAAAATATATGATAGATGACGATATGGTCGATGAGCTAGGTCAAGTAGCTGACGACATATCAGACGACTATCGAGCCCGGATAATAGCCGAAGAAGAGGCAAAGTCAGAGCAAGCTCAGGTCGAACAACAGGCCGTTGACACACAAGCTGATCCACGCAACTCCGATACATGGGGTGCTAAGGCACTCATCAAAGAGGGTCAGTCTATTTTATCTGGTGGTTTACAAGACACTGCATCGTCTATTGCTACGTTTCCAGAACGTACAGTCGATGCTTTGTCTGGGGAGATGCAAAGACAAAGGGAAGAGACTGGTTCATACAAGCCAGACTTTACACCCTTTGGTGGTTATGATAATCCAATCGAAACAAGAACATGGTGGGGTAAACAGCTGAGAGGTCTAGTACACTTCGGATCTCTAGCAGCTGGTACAATACTAACTGCAAAAGCTGCGGCAGCTACAGGTGTAGTTGCTTTACCAGCTGGTCTTATAGCACTAGCTAAAGGTAATGTTGTAAGAGGTATGGCTGTTGGAGCTGTATCTGACCTAGTATCAAAAGAGTCAGATGAACAGAACGCTCTAGGTGCTTTACGTGACCGATACGGTTGGATGGATACACCTATATCTACTAAAGATACTGACCATCCAGTTGTAATGAAGATGAAGAATATAGTTGAAGGTATGGGCATAGGTCTATTCTTTGATGGTTTTGCTTACACACTGGGTAGAGGTGGTAAAAAAGCTGTAAAACAGATACAAGATAGAAACAAGAATCTAAAACAGGCGACAGTACAAAACGGACTAGCACAGCTACGACGTGGTGAAGTCGAGTTTAGAGCAGATAAAAATGCACCTATATCTCAACCACACCAAGGAGCACACATAACAGAAGTAGAACCACAGACAGCTCGTGAACAGCTATCTCGTACTCGTAAAGAGTGGGGTTCAGAAGAAGGATCTACTGGCTCTGTAACAACACCATACGAACGTGAGCGTATTGCTATGGAAGGTGCTACAGATGAAGAGCAAGTAGAACGTATTATGCGTGGACTGATGAGCAGTGCAAAGTTCAAAGCGGAACTTGATGCTGTAAAAGGCAGTATACCAAAGTTAGCATCCAGATGGAGAGAAGCGATAGAAGGTCATCAACGCATAACACAAGGCAGAGATGCTATAGAAATGTCACCACAAGAATATTTAAAAGAGTTATTAGAAGCTCAACCTGATATTGTTGATGGTATAGAAATATGGACATCTAAGAATGTAGTTATAGGTGACTTAGTTGTTGGTTCTTTACTTAAACAACTGCGAGATTTAGGTACAGCTGGACGTGAAATAGCAGATCTAGTTGGTCTAGACGATGTAGACGGCCCAGCCAAGCAAGTTGTAGATACAATGTTAACAGCTTTGTATCAAACTAAAAAAGCTAGATTCTTAAAATCTGACGCATTTAGACAGCTACAAGCTGGTAAACAACCAAAATCACAGATAGTAGACGAAGTTATCACAGCAGAAATGCAAGATACAAAAGACTCTATTATGTCTGTACTGAAGATAGCAAAAGATGATCCTGATGACAACCTACTCAATGCGTTGTTTGAAGCTTTTTCTATGATGAAAGATGTTAATACTCTAGAAGACTTTGACAGATGGGCACGTACAATACTTAAAGGTGGTTCATTAGCACCAGACGGCCCAGCTAGAACAGGTGCACTGATTCGTGAGTTAGAAGGTGTGATGAGTCATAGTATTTTATCAGGCCCTAAAACACCAGTTCGAGCAATCATGGGTACATCTACTGCAACATTCTTACGACCACTAGCTTCAGCATTAGGAGCAGTTGTTCGTTATCCATTTGAGGGTGACTCTGCTACACTTAGAAGTAGCCTAGCTGCGGTCAATGGCATGATAGAAGCTATACCTGAGTCGTTTACTTTATTTAGAGAAAAACTAAACTCATACTGGAAAGGTGATATACGTACAATCAAAACACGTTTTTCAGAGTATACACAGGCAGATGATAACTGGGAAATACTACGCCGTTGGGCAGAAGATAGCGGTAGAGCTGACGCTGGTGAAGTAGCAGCATTTCGTATGGCTAATATGGCTAGACAAATGAACAATAATAACTTGTTTACATACTCTACAAAAATTATGGCTGCAACTGACGATGCGTTTGGTTACATTCTTGGTCGTGCTAAAATGCGTGAAAAAGCTATGCGTAGAGTTTTAGACATGCAAAGTATTGATGGCATCAAACTACCAGAAATAAACAAGGACTTGATGAAAGCATATGAAGATGACTTTTATGCACAGGTATTTGACAAAGACGGTAATATTATTGACGAAGCTACAAAGTTTGGACGTAAAGAAGTAACACTAACACAAGATCTTACAGGTTTTGCAAAAGGTCTAAACGATGTATTTAGTGCTGCACCTCTAGCCAAACCATTCTTTTTGTTTGCTAGAACAGGTGTAAACGGTCTTGCTCTTACAGGTAAGTATACACCCGGTTTTAACTTCTTAGTCAAGGAGTTCAACGACATAGCATTTGCAAACCCAGCTAACTTATCAAGTGTAAACAAGTATGGTATCTTTACACCAGAAGAACTTGCTAACGCACGTGCTTTACAAACAGGTAGATTGGCAATGGGCTCTGCTGTAGTATTTATGGCGATCAATGCTTGGATGCGTGGTGATCTTAATGGTAACGGCCCAGTTGACAGGCAAAAAAGACAGGTATGGCTAGATGGTAAGTGGGAACCTAGAACAATCAAGCTAGGTGACGTACGTATAGGTTATGATAACTTTGAACCATTTAACCTTATTATGTCTACAATTGCTGACGTAGGTGATGCAAGTGAACTTATGGGTGAAGAGTGGACAGAAAACCAGTTAGGTAAGATATCTCTTGTTGTAGCACAAGCTATTACAAGTAAGTCATATCTAGCAGGCATACAGTCATTTGTAGATTTATTTGGTGCTAGACCCGGGCAAGGCCCACGTATTGTAGCATCTCTTGCTAACAACACTGTACCTCTTGCTGGTCTACGTAATGAACTTGGTAGATTATTTACACCATACATGCGTGAGATAAACTCAGGTGTGATACAGTCCATACGTAACAGAAACTTACTTACTGAACAATTAGTTGGTAAATCACTACAGCTACCTATCAAGTATGATATGTTAAAACCTAATACTCCTATAAAGGATTGGGATTTTATGACAAGATTATACAATGCAGCAAGTCCTGTGACTTTAAACTTAGAGCAAAGCCCCGGTAGACAGTTACTATTTAATAGTGGTTATGATCTTAGACAGTCTACATACTACGCTCCTGATGGCACAAAACTTACAGATAAACCAGAAATTAGATCTTTATTTACACAAGCTATAGGCGAATATAATTTAGAACTAAAACTTAATCAACTAGCAAAAGATCCAAAAATAATTGCTTCTTTAGAAGAAATGTATACAGATATAAAATCTGGTAGACGTGGTGAGTTTGATACAAAGGACTACTACCATAATAGAATTATAGGAAAAGAGTTTTATCTAGCACGTAATCAAGCTTGGGCTAAAATTAGCAAGCTACCTCAAGTACGTCAAGTTATACTTGAACAACGTCAACAGGAAATTGCACGTCTTAATAAACGCTCAGATACCGCAAACATCCTCAATATACCTAAATAAATGGCAACAACATTCGTAGAATACACTGGGGATGGTAATGCGACTAAGCAGTTTACCTTTCCCTCTATACAAGAATCAGATGTAAAAGTACAAGTAGACGGTGTTTTAAAAACAACAAGCACACACTACAATATAACAGGCTACACTACTACAGGTGGTGGTAATGTAGTATTTACATCAGGTAACATACCAGCTAGCCCTGCAAAGATACGTATTTTTCGTGATACAAGTGTAGATGTCGCAAAGGCTACGTATACAGCAGGGTCATCAGTCAAGGCAGGCGACCTCAATGCTAACCACGAGCAGTTACTATTTGCTGCACAAGAAGAGCAAAATCTAGGTAACGTATCAACATCTGCGTCTGGACTTATGTCTATAGCAGATAAGACAAAACTTGACGGTATAGAAACAGCAGCAACAGCTGACCAAACAGCATCAGAGATTAGAACATTAGTAGAAAGTGCAAGTGACAGTAATGTATTTACTGACGCTGACCACAGTAAACTTGATGGTATAGAAGCTGGTGCAACAGCGGATCAAAGTAACGCAGAAATTAAAACTGCTTATGAAGCTAACTCTGACACTAATGCTTTTACAGATGCAGAAAAAAGCAAACTAGCAGGCATATCTGCCGGTGCTGGTGCTACAACCTTTGCAAACTTATCAGATACACCAGCCAACTTTACAGGTGCAGCTGGTAAAACAGTAAAGGTAAACTCATCTGGTAACGCACTTGAGTTTGTTACAGTTACAACACCAGCTGGTAACTTTGCTGGTCTTACAGATACACCTTCTAGTCTAACAGGACAGGGTGGTAAAACAGTCAAAGTAAACTCAGGTGGTACAGCTCTAGAGTTTGTAACTGTAGGTGCTAGTGACGTTGTAAATGATACTACACCACAGCTTGGTGGTAACTTAGATGTACAGACAAATGAGATTACTACAAGCACAACTAACGGTAATATTAAAGTAACACCTAACGGTACAGGTGTTGTAGAAATCAAAGGCGCAGGCGGTGCAGATGGTACACTGCAACTTAACTGTTCAGCAAACAGTCATGGTGTCAAGATTAAGTCACCACCTCATAGTGCTGCACAAAGCTATACACTGACATTACCTTCTAACATAGTAAATGGTCAGTTTCTAAAAACAGATTCTAACGGTAATCTAAGCTGGGCAGCCGCAGGCGGAAATCAAAATATATCAATCAACACACTGTCTAGCTCTAGTGGCTCAGGCGGTGGTAGTGCAACCTTTAATGGTTCTGCTACAAGATTTACACTATCAAACCCCGGTACAAATGCTCAAGCACATCTTGTTAGCATCAATGGAGTCATTCAGAAACCTAATAGTGGAACCAGTCCAAGCGAAGGATTTGCTATTGATGGTAACGATATTATATTTGCCAGTGCCCCTGCTAGCGGTGCTGACTTCTTTATTCTCACCCTCGGACTCGCAATAAGTGTTGCAACTCCAGCTGACGATTCAGTTACATCTGCTAAAATTGTAGATGGTACTATTGTTAATGCTGACATAAATGCTTCAGCAGCTATTGCTGGTAGTAAGTTAGCAGACGACAGTATAACAGAAGCCAAGCTAGATATACACGCTGCACCTTCTGGCACAGACAAAGTACTTGGATATACGTCCAATGGTATGGAGTGGGTCGAATCAGCAGCCGGAGCTACAGGTGGTGGCACAGATAAAATATTCTGGGAAAATGGTCAAACAGTAACAACCAACTATACAATTAC